CATACCATGTGTAAGTGCAAAGGCTGCGAATGAAGGAGCCAGACCGAGAGGTTGTCCAATGGACCACCAAACGTAATGGTCTCCCAATTCCCACCAACAACGTACAGCGTATTTCAGTAGCTGGAACTGCATATCTGCAGATACTGAACGCGGGATTAATGCGTTCAAAACAGCTTCTTGAAGATGCCAAGGGAACCTATCGGTTGCCTTGGAAAGGTCCACAGAATGGACCATTCGCCCCGACTTAAGACACTTAGAAATTACTTTCTCAGGCTTAGGTTGGTTGTACGTGCAGTCCCATGGAAGTCTCTTCAATTGATATTGAAGATACTTCTGTAGGGGCCGTAGAGCCTGTTGGATCCACATATGTGGAGCGGCAAAGTATCGCACTTTGCCACCAGGTTCAAAGGTTGCACCCACATGACCAATGATCGGCCTCTGTGGTATCTCAACCGTTTCCGGTTGATTTGCCCAGAGTAGGTAATGGTCGGATGAGGGGATAAAACTCCTTTCAACCTTCCATTGCCTGTGCTCTGTGTTCCAGGAGTGCTCTTGAAGCACCTCTTTAGTGAACACCTTTTCAAAGAGTGGAGCCAGATGACTTAAGTCCTTCCTAAGTTGGAAGTCACTCAAAGCCAAATGGGATTCCCGAAGAGCCCTTTCAGCGTGAGAACGCTTAGGGGGCATCTCCTCGATGAGAAGTCTTGGCCAAGGTATACTCCTGCGGAACTTTAACCAGGGGTTAGCCCTAGTAGCGTTAAACAAACTTTCAGCTATGAAGGCTTGCCATTGAGTCTTCTGATCTGTGATCGTGAGATCACAATCAGGAGCAGGGATACCAGAATGAGGTACCATCCCCGTTTCTGGGGATATGGTACTTCTGATGTTAACAACATCCTGGTCTCTCAGTTCGGTTTGCATAATTGCAGTGTATGCGTTAATCAAACGTAATACACGCCGAAACGCTCGTTCGGATGATCTAGCAATAGCTAGCATCCTACCTGGTATTCCTACCCAATTCCCCGATCTGGATTTCGCAATCCATGGGGATGACGGTTTCCCGCCGTGAAGTACACTTTGGATAAGATCATCACGAATAGATTTGCATCTATCAACAGTCCACTTGTGACCATTGCAAGAAAGCCACTTTTGAATGGTAGCTAACCATTCTGCTTTCAAGTCATGAGGGAGTTGGATGCCATCAGCTCGGGTCTCAACATAGCGCCAGGGAATGGTAGTATGATAAATCATACCTCTTCCTCCATAAATGGATGTTAGAGAATTCCCCTTAACCAGTAATTCCCATTACTGATAAGGCATGTTACCTAAGATTACATTAATTATGATCGTTACTGATTATAATCTATAATCCTCCGGTACGGAGTTATTACGTTGGATTATTAGGGGCGTAATAGCACCCTCCACCCTTTCACATAGAGCAACCTTAGACGGTTACTTTGGCACTCGTTTCGGGCCACGAGCCTGGTATGATCCAGAGAGC